TGGCCCACAGATCCGAGAGGCCATGAGCAAGATCATCTCGCAGACTGAGATCACCGCCGCCATACATCGAGCGCAGGCCAAGATCAAAGCCGAGGTAACTGGACTTCAGAACATCTCACTGAACCTTCAGCCCCTTGGGTCAGTCCTGCGAAACGTCTCGTCAGCCGGTTATCTCTCAGGCATCAAAGCCACAGGTGACGTTCACCCACAGCAGGGGATTCAGAACATCTCCAACACCGCTTCCATCGCGTCATCAACCGACTGGTCTAATTGGAAGCCAGGCGACGCCGCCGCAGCTGCTCAGACCGCCGATGGTGGACTGGCCGACCTCCTCGCCGCTCAGGGCGATGTCATTCAAGGGATTAGTGACACAACACTTGGCGTGATTGGAAATGTCATATCCGACGGACTGGCCCAAGGTTCGAGCGTTGACGAGATCTCAAGAAACATCAGAGACTTTCTTGACAACCCAGACCGAGCCGACATGATCGCCACGACTGAAGCCAACCGAGCGCAGACCGCCGCCGCATCGGAGCAACTTGACGCGATGGGCTTCACCCAATTCAACTGGTTGGCCTACGACGGAGCGTGCGACGAGTGCCTTGACCAAGAAGCAGACAACCCACACGACCTCAGCGACGATCAACCACCAGGACACCCGAACTGTCGTTGTGCAATCACTGGCGACGGAGAAGCAGGCCTAGCGTCGGAGTCATAGTCGGGACTACTACGCTTCTCAGATAGTTCACCTAACAAGGACGTTTAGACCTATGAGCATCACCTACGCCTACGCCGGCGACATCGTCAAAACCGAGAACTCTGACGGCGACTTGATTGTCTACGGCAAAGCCACCGGCCCTGACCTTGACCTCGACGAGCAAATCTGTGACCCGACCTGGCTCAAAGAAGCGATGCCAGCGTGGTTCAAGTTTGGCAACGTGCGAGAGATGCACCAGCCCATCGCCGCAGGCGTGGGTGTTGAATTGAATGGTGAAGGCGACGACTGGTTCCTGAAGTCTCAGGTAGTCGACGACAACACGGCTCGAAAGATCGAAGCCGGTGCGCTCAAGGGCTACTCCATCGGCATCAAGGGTGCCAAGGTCATCAAAGACACCGTTGCTAAGGGTGGCCGAATCATCGGTGGCACCATCGTCGAAGTCTCTTACGTTGACCGTCCCTGCAACCCCACCGCAGTCGCCAATATCGCCAAGGCCATCGGCACCGAGGATCTCGAAGCAGTCGAAGCCCCAGCGATCTCAGAACTCGAAGCAGCTGAACTGGCGTCGTACCGAGTCCACAAGTCCTCCACCATTGTCCAAGATGCTTCCTCAGCAGCTCCTTCAGAGATCTCAAGCGATGGCTCCCCAGGAACCGAGGGAATGATCCCTGGCGATTGGACACCTGAAGAGGGCTACGAAGCCAACTCCGAGGAATACCCAGGCGACCACCAGTGTTCAGTCTGTGACGGACTCGGCAAACTGCCTGAGACCGGCCAGACCTGCCCCCACTGCGACGGAACTGGCCTGGTCGACAACGCACCAGCCGAGGCCGGTACGCCAACCGCCGAGATCCATGACCGCAAGAAGCCTCAACTCTCAAACTCGCAAATGACCCAGGCCGAGATCGACGCTCACATCTCTGGCACCAAAGATGCCGACGCCGACGTTGCCAAACAAGATGACGCCGAGATCGTTCCTTCTTTGGCCACACGAATCACCGACCTGGTGCCAACCACCGACAAGGTCGAACATAATGCCGCAGACCTGACAGCCGTGCGCGCATCGCTCATCGCCCTAATCAAGGCCGAACTCGACGAGATGGCAACTGGTGAAGAGTCAGAGGTCAGCGACGTTCGTGACTTGCTCTGTGCGCTCGACATCTTTCTTGGCTGGTGGAATGGCGAAGCAGCTGAAGGCGAAACCGAAGCACCATTCATGACAGACAGCGATGATGCTGGACAAACAATAGGAGATGACTCTATGGCATATATGGCTTTAGGCGTCGACGCCGACCTGATCAAACGGGCCAGCGAAGATGACGACGCAAAAGAAGAACTGCGAGCAGAGATCCGCAAGGTTCTCAACCTCGAAGAGACCGTGACCGAGATTGCTAAGGCCGCTCAGAAAGAACAGTTTGATCTGTTAGAGGCTGAGTTGGCAGGAATCAAGGAAATGGCCGCACCTGGTGGGCCTGCAATCACCAGAACGCACTCACAAACGTCTAAGGCATTGGACGCTGAGCGTATGCAAGCCGAAGCCGGAAGGCTCCGTCACATCGCAGGACAAGTCACAGACCCAACGCTCAAGGCGGATTACTTTGCCAAGGCCGAGAGTCTGTCCAAATCAGCCGCTGAAATCATCAGCGCATAACCCAGAAAAGGAACTTATTATGGCTTTTGCCCCACCTCGCGTTGACGAGATGTTCGCTGGTCTTCCAGCCGAACAACGCGTTGACCGTTTTGAGGCGTTCAAGTCTGCTCTGTCACAATGTCAGAGCAAGGCACTGAGCGCCGCCACTCGTGGTGAAGCGATGTTCGTTCGTGAGCAAGGAATCGTCAAGACGGCGACTTCCAACCCTGCGAGCCAACTTGACTCACTGCGTGAAGAAATGACCAACAAGGCGATGTCGCCAGACCAGATTGCAGATGTTCAAGGCGCGTTAGACCGTCTTTCTGAAATCAACAAGGACTGGACACTCACCAACCCGTTGAACACGTCGATCAGTGGCACCTACGCCCTGGTGCCTTACGATGTTGACCCTGCGCTCGCACTCTTGGTGCCGCGTTCGTTCATTCTTCGTAACAGCATCAGCCGCATCGGTGGCGTTGGTCAGGCCAAGGAATACCGTCGAATTACTGGAGTCTCAAACTCTGGCACCGGTGGCGTTTCTAACCTGAACACCTTCTTCTCCTCTGCATCGGCCTCACAGCCGTTCGGTGGCGGAGCAGTCAACCTTCAGCGTCCCCCGAAAATCAGTTACGCCGCAGACCGTCACGTTGTGACCTATGTTGAGCAAGGTACGTCGGACGAAGTGCACATGCAGGCTGATTACGCCTCGCGTGGTTACACCGACCTTCGCACCCTGTCGCACACGTCAAGCCTCTGGGCGCACATGCTCGGTGAAGAGCGCAACTTGCTCAACGCTCGTGGAACCGGAACCGGCTATGTCGGTGCCATCGCCACGCCAGTTGTGACCAGTGCCAACTTGGTCAAAGCAGCTGCGACGACCACAGGCGGAACCTTCGTCGGTGGAACGGACACGGTCTACTTCAAGTTGACCTACTCGTCCGGTTTCGGTGAAAGCGTTGCTACGGCTGAACAAAGCCAGGCAGTTACAGGCTCGAACAACTCAGTGACCTTGACGTTCTCGTCAATCCCTGCGTACGCGCTTGCAACAAATGTCTACTTTGGAAAGGTCAGCGGAACCTACACGAACAAAGTCACCTTCACCGGAAGCAGCACCACGCTTCTTACGCCGGGATCTGGTTCGTACACGGCCCCAGCGTCTGACGGTTCGGCTTCTAGCCTCGCCTTCGACGGTTTGGTCACGGTTCTTACCGACCCAACGCAAAGCGGTTACACCAATCGACTGAACGCCGCACTCTCCACAACGGAGCCAGGTGCTGAGTTTCAAGACTGCTTCGGTAGTCTCTTCTCTAGCGTCATCGCAGACCCCGACACCATTGTCACGACTGGTGCAATCCGTCGTGAATTGGCTAAGTCAATCCAGCAACAAGGAAACGCAACCGGTTACCGGTTGAACCTTGAAGCCGGTTCTGACGGAGTCACCATTGGTTCGGTTGTCTCGGCAATCGCTAACGAATACACCGGTAGAATGGTCGATGTTATTGCTCACCCGTACATGCCTGCTGGCGTGGCTTTGGTGTGGTCAAAGACTCTTCCATTCCCCGACAGCGGCATCTCGGAGACGACGCAAGTTGCAAACGTCACCGACATGATCGTCGTCGAGTGGCCTGTGATCCAGATGTCCTATGACATCAGCACCTACCAGTACGGAACGATGATCCATCGTGCGCCGAGCTGGTCAGGATCCATCACAGGTATTCAGTAAAGTAAGTAAGTCAGTGGTCGGCGCGTTTACAAACGCTCCTTAGTCGTGCGGTTGTCTCCCCTTCAGCGCGTCGGCCACTGGCCTACACTTATTACTTGATCACTACGAAAGGAATCCACGATGTCTCGATTACTTGGCCCCGAAGATGGAGCAAAGGAAGTAGGCATCGGGGATTCTGTCGTAGCAGTGAAAGACCGTGACGGCACGTTTCACGTTGACAACCCTGCCGTCGCCTACATGATGAGGAAGTCCGGTGACTTCACCGTTGCTGGAACCACCTTTCGCAAAGTCCGCCAGGGCTTCACCTGCCAGGACTGCGGCTTTGTCGCTCTGATCTCAGACCACTGTGGTCGTTGTGACGGATCGAACCTGGTGCAAGCATGACCGGTTCTGTCAATCCAGCCAACAACTCCTACGTCAATCGTGAGCCATACATCACCGTCTCTGAGTTTCTGAACTCGCCAATCGGTGCCACCGTCGACACGACAAACCTTGTTCCTGACGGAAACTACGCATCGCAGACCGCAGCTCTTCAAGCACTGATCTACATGGCTTCAGCAGACGCCGACAATATCTGTCTGGGCGCACTCGGAACGCTCTGCGCCACGCTGAACACTGAGCAAGGCCGATTCAGGGCTAACCGTCAAGGCCAGATTGTCGTTCACCCTGCCTATTGGCCGATCCTTGAAGTTGACTCATTCTCTGTCGGCACCTCGCCGAGTGGTCAGACCGTTGTGCCAGTGACTGCCGCTACCTGCTGGATCGAAGAACGGCAGTTCACCATCGTCAACTCTGGCTACCTGAACACTTCCAACGGCCCACTGTCGTTCGGTGCGGTCAGCACTCAAACATCAGCCAAGCAGTTCTGCACCTACACCTACGTCAACGGTTGGTTCAATCAGTTTCTGTCTGCTGGAATCTCAGCCGGTGCGACCTTATTGACCATTCCTTCCTACGTCGGTCTCTACCCTGGCATGAGTTTCACAATCTGGGACGGCTCCATGACCGAGACCGTGACCGTCTCACCGACCTGGACTCAGTCGACCACCGTGACCCTGGCCAGTCCAACGATCTTCCAGCACAGCCAAGGAGTGAACGTCTCGACTCTTCCAGCCTCGGTGAAGCAGGCCGTGATTCACCTGA